TCCCTTGAACACTGCCTGAAATCAAACCAAGCGCTATACTTGCCGCAGCGTTTTGAGAACCATGCGGTAATTCAGAAACTATATACTTAATCGGGTATAGTTCCATAGCCTCTTTCAATGTTTCATTTATTTCTGAAACTCTATTAAGACGATCGTCTGATTTCCTGATTCTCATTTTCTTGGTAGTCGGTTTTGTTGAGATACATCCCGTTGCCAGAACTTTGTCTTTGCAGACAATTGCATACCCGAAATTCGTCAATGAAGGGTCTAAGCAAAGGATATTAAACCCGGTTGATTTTATGTTAGTTCTTTTCATTTGTCATATAATTTGCAAATAAAATATCCAATACTTTAAATCTTTCTGAATGCCCGAAAGAATCTATCCATATTCTACGTAGTATATATGTAATGAATACTTCTGAGACAATCCTTTTATTTCATTCATATTTCGGTTTCCTTCCAAGTTTCAAACTGTCCTCAAACTCATGCCATACTTTTGCAGTAAGCTTCTTTAACTTCATATAATGTTCCTGACTGTCCCCAATCAATTGTACCATTTTGGACTTAGTACAATTTTCAAAATCAAAATCTCCATCGTGGTTTATTTTTGCAGAGCCTCCACCAGTCCACCGGCCTTGTTCAATAAGGTAAGCAATACAAGCCCCTATGTCGTCTATTCCATAATCATAATACACATCAAATTTAACTTCCCGGACTTTTCCAGTCAATTTATTTTTTGAAATCTTAACACGCACGGTATTTCCTATTACTGTGTCTTTTTTCTTGATTGCCTTAATAGAGTGCATCCACATTTCGTGACTTGCATAGAACTTCAAAGCACGTCCGCCGCTGCGGGTTTCTTTTGAAAAGGACATAGGGTCTACATTGTCACGAACTTGGGAGACTACGAACAAAGCAGCTTTTGAATTAGCCAAAGAACTTGTTACATTACGAAGTATTGAACTTGCAGCCTTGGCCTTTGCCATTCCGTATGTGCCTGCCGTTTCTTTTCCTTTTTCCAAACCTTGTATCATTTCTTCGGTTTTTTTCTGGTCTTCCAAAGCGTCCAGTGCATCAAAGGAATCAAGTATGTATATGAAAGGTTCTGATTTTTTAATCCAATAATTTACATTTGCGTGAAAATGTTGAACAGTAGGACTATACTCATTTTCCGTCCCGTTACGTGGCGCAATTATTCTTTTTGCAGCTCCATTACCGAACAATCTGACCATGTCAAAAGAATTAGCACGCTCCACATCATCATATATGAATTGGTAATCATCAAATGATTTCTTACGATTTGTTTCTGCAAAACAAGTCAGCGCAAGGATAGTTTTACCACCATGACTAGCGCCAATGATGTTTATCATAGTTCCTTTCTTTGCCCCTCCGTGAATGGTATCGGACATTGCCAAATTCAAAAGAGTAGAACCCATCGGTATTAAGTCCTCCGGGTTAATTACAGTAGATTCCTTTTCTGGCTGTTTTGAAGCGTGTCTTTTAATTTGAGCTTTCAAAGGTTCTTTTTTACTTCTTTGCATCTCTTACTTTTTTTAAGATTTTTTCAATAGTTACTATATCTATTCCTTTGGTTTCCAGCTCTTTATTCAAAGAAATAAAAAATTTCCCAGCGTGAAATTCAGGTTTACTTTTCATCTCCTTGAAAGTCCCAATTGCCTTACCCGCTATCAAATCCAACATTTCATCAATGCTTATTATTTCTTCTTGAATGGTTTTCCACTCTTTTAGTTCTTCCAATATTATCGCACTTTTGCTAATTGAATTAGCAAGGGCGTATATGGTCAAATAAGAATTAACCTGTAGGGGTAGATGCACCCCCACAAATTTAACATCCTTATTATTCCTACTGATTTTTTTCGGAATAAGTGTCATTATTTACCTCCTTTTTTATTTGCATCATAGCATTTGTCCCACAATTCGCAATCTTCACATTCTTCGTGTTCGTCATTATCAGTACCCCATTCGTGGCCTGACGGACATTCGTCTTTTGCCCCCTTACCTGCTTTTTTTGCAGTTTTTTTCTTAGCTGGCTTTTCATCTTCATCCTCTTCATCCTCTTCCGGTTCTGGCTCAGGTTCTTTTTTACTTTGCTTTTTTGCAGGTTTCTTTTTTGCAGGTTTTTCTATTTCCAATTCCTCTGCAACGGCTACACGTAAGTCATCTTCACCTTCGTAATCATCCACGTCAATATCCAATCCTTTTTCTTCAATAACTTCTGAAAGCTCTTCTTCGTCCATATCTGCAAGATCTTGCCAGGTTAGTTCGGCTTCTTCTTTTTTTGTTGACTTTTTTGCAGCACTCACATCAGATTTTTTTATCTTCATTGTCGTCCTTCCGTCATCGGCATCATCTATTTCTTCATCGTCCTCGTCATCAACTTCTTTTTTGGATGTTTTTTTCTTAGACGGTTTTTCGTCTTCATCCTCATCAACTTCTGCCTCGTGGTCAATTTCAAAGAACTTAGCATGAAGTTCTTCGTAAGATAGTTGTTTCAAAATTTCGTCCAAAGAAACAAGGCCTTCCAAAACATCTTCGGAAATCGCTTCTTCACGTTTTTTGAAGTCAATACGACTTGCCTCTGCAAACTTATTGCCTGCAAATGTGTTTTCAGCCCAACGGACTTGTAGTGTAAGGCCTTCTTCAATGTCAGGGAAAACTTCGTAGTCGCTTTCTTCTTCAATTTCATCATTCAAAAGGTTTTGAAAAAGAAATTGGGACATGTCAAAGATATGAATTTCTTCTTCCCGTTTCTTCACTCCCCGGGGGATTACGTAATACAAATTCCTTAGTGTTGAGTTGAAAGCTTTTAATTCGTCTTTGTCAGCTCCTTCTGCTGCACGTTGTTTGCGGTACTCGCAAATAGGACATTTCTTTCCAAAAGATTGGAGGCAAACTACTGAGTCATTGTCCGCTCCTACATTTCTATGAACTCTGAATGGTCTTTTGTACCACAAATCGCCTGATAAGGCAATACCATATTCATCGTTCCGGTCAGGGTGCTTTTCATCCGTAACCTCGTAAGGGATTACATCAATTTTTTCCCGTGCCCCCGGTACTGGGCTGTAAACATTCATGCCCTTTGGAAGTTTCAAGTATCCAAAATTTGCACCGGCTGTTTTTTGCCGTTTCGTATCCGCAGCTACTTTGCCCCGGAAACTGCTTTTTCTTGCTTTTTTAGCCATTTTAATTTATTATTAATGTTAGTACTAATTATCAATTATCGTTTGTTAGAATTAAGATTTCAAAGTGCCTGTCTTTCCAGGCGGTCATCCACTTAAAAAAATTTTAAATCTAAACGGGGGTGGATTGGAACTAAACTTTTAAATGCTATAAAGTACCTTCAAAGCAAACAAATATTTACTTTTTTACAACAAAGAAATTAAGCACCAACTGTTTTTATATAACTCCGAACCATTTATTTTGACTTATTCGCATGCTAAATATGTGATAATCAAGATACTAAATTACCATAAATGTCGCCGAGTTGTGGACGGAGTAGGATTCGAACCTACTTAACTACCGTAAAATTAACCGTCCTTTACTTTTTAATCCGTTTCATTTTTCCTGCAATACCAATATCAGTTTTTTCCTGCTTTTCTTTTTGCTGAACTTCATTACTCAAATTACGAGGTATTGATGGTCCTGCAAAATAGTTCTGCCCGTGCAGCTTAACAAGGTTCTCCAACGCTGATTTCCTAGCAGTACTTACCTGTATTGAGGCAACTTTTAGAATTGATACCTCATGTTTCAAATCAATAATAGTTTTCTTTCTTTCACGATATTTTTTATCTTGAATAATAAAGGATTCTACATTGTTTACGGTAGGCTTAACACCTTTACCCAGAGCTTCTTCGGTGTTATTGTTAACATAATCCGTTAATTCAGCTTTGAAGACTTCAAAGTCCTCTTCTGCTAATGACAGTTCTTTTTCTTTGTCTGCCAGCGATTTGCCCCATTTAATAGCAAGTTCGGCCTGTCCTAACCATTCCACGTCTAAGGCGGATTCGTCAATTTTAATGTCTTTTTCGTAGTTCATTTTTATTTCAATTTTTCAATTAATTTTTCTTCTAACCAAATAA